TAACGCAAAAGTACCTTACATCCACAGTTACCACACGAGTGGAAGAGATAAATGTGGGGTTTCACACATGATTAGTGCAAAGGATGTGGCTCAAGCAGAAAAATTTCTATATGAAGATCAGTGTGCCAGGCTCAAGCCTACTGATGCGGGGGCACTCAATATAAATCTAGTGAAAGAATTTAATATGCAATCACAACCCTCCCACAAGTCACCATTAATGTATCTTGACAAGGACACATCATTTGAATATTACGGTACGATAAACACTCCTGTTGTCAAGTACAAACATTCTGTTCACAAAACTTTGGTGCATGACTCAATAAATGAGGCATTTAATACGGAGCCCAAGGTTGGTCCACCACCTAATGTGCCAACATGGCAGCATCATCATGCCTGTATAATGAACACAACAGCGGCTAACACGGGTTTTCCACAAGCGCTCATTGAGTGCGCCACAAAAGATTACTTAGACGGAACCCTCGACACGATGAGAGCACGAGTTGACCTTAAGACTTTGTCTATAGAGCAGGTTTTGAATGGACAAGAAGGTGTGAGAGGCTTGGAACCAATGAATAAAAAGACATCAGCTGGCTTTCCATACTTTCAGTCTAAGGCCAAATTATTTGGTGCCACAGAAGGAGAGCCTCTTGAAATTACACCAAGTATATTGAGTGATTATAGTGTCAGCGAACGCGCGTGGTCCGAGAATAAAAGATCATATGAAATTTTTCATCAGTCCTTGAAAGATGAGCCAGTTAAGAAGACTAAGACGGTAACGCGAACGTTTCAGTGCTCAAACCTCAATTTAACCATTGCATTGAGGAAATATTTTCTTCCATTAGTTACTGAACTCATTACTAAGCCAGATGTGTACGAATTGGCAGTTGGTTGCAACGCAGAAGGGCCAGAATGGCACGCGTTGATGTTAATAATTGCTAAATTCGGTGACGATAGAATAGTGGCCGGGGATTATAAGAATTACGATCAGAGGATGAGCAGTCAAGTGATTTGCGCAGCTTTCAACATATTGATAGAGTTCGCTTCGGCTGTAGGTTATGCCAGTGAGGACTTGGATATGATGAGAGCGATAGCAACTGAGGTCATTTACCCCGTCATACATATGAATGGCGATATTTTCAAGCTATTTTCATCAGTTACGTCTGGTAACAGTTTGACGACGATTATAAATTGTATATGCAATTCTCTTCTGCACAGGATGTGTTATTTTGGGCTAGCTCAACGATTTCAGATAACCGTGCCACCTTTCAAGGTTGTGTGCAGCCTTCTCACCTATGGTGATGATTGCGCCGATTCCGTGCGACCTGGGAT